GCATTATTCGGATTGCGCGGGTATGCCTTGGGATCGGCGCGGAACCGCTGGGATATCCATACGAGATTATCGATCTTAGGGCCGAGTTCATTGAACGTGATGATGGGTTGTCGGCGCTGCCGCAGGATTTTGATCTCCTCCGGCGTCCATTGGCTGCCGTGGTAGTAATGCCGGCTGAGCTTCTGTTCCTCGTATTCCTGCACCTTGACAGTGAGGTAACTGACGTATTTGTCGCGCAGGCGCGTGACCGGCAAGAAGCCTTCCTCGTCGCCGTCCCATGGCTCGCTATCGGGGCTAGCCAGTGTCGTTTCGGCAGTTGGCATGCCTCCTGGCCGCGGGCGGCGCATTGGCATTTTCAGCAATTGGGCCATTTATATGATGACCTTCATTCCCTTATGATCGTACAAATTGCAGCACCAATATGCCCCGACCTCTCGCTTATTCAGCTTGGGATTGGGATTATGGCAAAGGCCGCGGTCGAAGTATTCGCAGGTGCCGCAACGGAAAGCGACGCCATCGGCATTCCTCGCGAGTCCCACATCACTGGTGTCGGATCGCGCCCCGGTGATCTTCACGGTCAGCCGCGAATAGGCTGACCAAACACTGCCCACCCTAGCAACAGAAACAGGATGAACAGCAGCACCGTATTGCCGAATGGACCATATGGTGCGATCGTGTTCGGATACCAATGCCATATCAGAGCGAACACGAACCAGAGCAACATGAGAATCCAGAATATCAAGCTGATACTCATTGCCGGCTCCTACATGACGAAACTGACGAATGAAGATTCACCCTAAGGGTGAATGGATGATTGCCGGAATTGTGGTGGCGCGCTATCCAGCAGTTCTTGCTGCCGTCGTTGCCGCCATGTTTCGAGGACCGGGCGCAGCGCATTGGCGTCGCGGTAGCCCTCAGCGATCATGTTGCGGACGATCACGAAGCCATAGGCATGCACCAGCGCGCGCATGGCCGGCTTCATGCGGTCGACCTCGGACATGATCTTCTCGGAGTCGGTCATGCGGTCGCTAATTCGGCAGCGTGGCCGGGGCTTCCGGCTCGGGATCGAGCTGGCGTTCCCTCAGCACGGCCTCGGCCTCTTTCTCGTAGGCGATGCAGTCTGCCGTGATCTGGTCGGCCGCCACCTCAAATCGCGACTGGCCGGCGCAGTAGATCATCAGGTTCGCCGCTGCCTGCACGCCATGAAAGAAGATGAACTTTGCATCCTGCACCTGCTTGCGGCTCAAGTTCGCGGTGAACTTTAAGGCCAAGTCGAGCCATGCGGCCTCCATGGTGGCGAATACGTTCAGGTTCGGCGGGATATCGTCTTGCCTCATGGTCCCAGCCTGCGATGCCATGAGTTTGTCGATGAGGGGTTTGCGCTTGGAATTCGTTTTTTTCATCGTATGTCCCGGTAAGGCGCGAGCGAGCCTACGGCAGAGGCGCCCGCGTGCTCCTGTATCTTAGACACCGACCCACAGCGATCCCTAGTGGTATTTGGATAAGTAGCCAGCATACTACAAAGGAGATCCAGAATTCCATATGAGTCAGTCCGGCTTAGTCGGCAGGCGTCAGTTCACGGATTCGCGCCATCGCGTTCCTTGCGCCATACCGCGAGCTCCTTGCGCCATACCGTGAGCAGGTTTTTGTTACTGCTCTCGACGCGATCTTCCATTAGGCTCTGTTCCAGGCGCCGCATGATTTCATCATTGAGCGATCGATCGTTTTGTTTGGCCGCAGTCCGAAGCTCTTTAAGAACATTCTTGCGCAGCCGAACCCTCATCTGAACAAGCGATTGTCGATATGGCATGAGTCCTCACAACAGTTTCACGCTCGACTGCACGCCGCATATTCATGCCCAAAATTCCAATGACTCCGAGGGCGGCGGCAGTTCCGGCAACCAAAACGCTAATGCTGGACTAGAAGGCGGGGGGCGCTCAAGCTCGCTTAATCTCTTCTTGGCAATTTTAAAAAGAGTGTCAGATTCAAGCTTTGAAAGCATGAACATCATATGATCACATTTCATATCGTCAGAGTTGAGCCAAGAACGAATTGCTGATGGCGATATTTCTTTTTCCAGATCGAGGAATATACGATTTATATAATCCCGTTTCGTATGCAATCCGAGTTGTTTTGCCCGCCATTGCCAGAGGTTAGTCATAGCAACTTCACGCTGCTCGCCACGCCGTCCATGTCATCGCCGGGCGGCCGGTAGGCGTCCTTTGCCGGGTCGGGCGGAGCTATGTGGCGGCGCCAGGGCCGGGAGCTGCAGGCATATCGCCAGTCATCGGCCGCGTGGTCCTCGCTTTCCGTGTCGAGGTCTTCGGCTTTGTTCGGGTCGTGCTGGAGAACGGGAATTGTTCTAATGCTGGCGACGCACGTGTCGAAGCAATAAACCATAGGCCGCATGCTTTGACCGCGGATTCGCGCACGCATAGCATCCCATCCCGACATCGGCCCTCTGCGATCATGGCTTCCGCTTGCTGCAACTCTTGTATTATCCGCTGGACGAAACGAAGCAAGACTTGCGGCGATAAGGCGACCGTTGAGCCGCTCCATAATCGAGGGTCCACCGTCCTCCTTAAAAGCAGACGGGTCCATAACAGCATAAGAAAGTTTGGGGTCTCCCGCTTCTCGTTTTGCAATCCCATCTCCGACCTGCTCTGCCGTGAGTTTCAGACCCTTGCCGCCCGCCGCAGGGTTTTCGGAACCATACCATTCACGGTAACGGACCAAGGCCCCGCGCGGAAGTATTCGTCTACTTCCGCCATCGTGATCGGACCATGCGTTCCTTGCTTTTCCATTTTCAGCCGAATGCATGTCAGGGAGGCGGGCGGAAGGCACATCAAAATCATCCTGGACAACAGCCCACCATCCGATCGAAAATGGCGAGGCAGAACCCCAATCGCCCGAGCGAAAGCGTATCCAATCCTTCGGAACAACAAACGGCTCGACGACATTCTTGGCCGACCACTCATGGAAGAATGCCCCTTCGATTGCGTTCCAGTCGCCCTCAAGCCAGGCCCGCACCAGCTCGGCCGATCCTGATGCCCGCAGCCGCTGCACATAGTCGGCGCCGAGGTAGGCATTGTCGCCGACGCGTGAGGGTATGTAGACGCGTTCGAGCTTCGTCGCCGGATCGGTGATCACGCACCAGCCGCCGGGCGCGGGATCGATATACCGGCGCTTGACCCACAAGTGACCTGGCCCCCCTGGGTTGCCGGTGGCGCGGAAGCCGACTGGGACGCCGCTGCTACTGCGCAAGGTGGCCATCAGTTTGACTACTGGGCCCTCGGTCGGAAAGTTGCCGATCTCCTCGATGTAGACCCGGGTAAACGATGCGCCCTGATAAGCCTCGGCATCCGCGTCGCGTTCGAGGTATGCGAACCTCAGTCGCGCTCCACCCGGGAATCTCCAGTGCTTGTCCTGCTCATGGTAGATGGCTCCCAGCGGGCCATAAAGCGCGCGTGAGCGTTCGATCGTCTCCATGAGCTGGGTGCGTTCGCGGCGGACCATGATGCCGATGGCGCCTTGGCCGTAGTCCATGGCGTGCCGGGCGAACTCGCCGAGCATGCCATCGGTTTTGCCGCCGCCGCGCGCCCCCCCAAAGAACACTTCGAATATGGGGCACGAGATCAGGGAGGATTGCGGCCCTGGCTGGGCCTCCCAGACAGCGGCATCAAGCACTGCTTATCCGTATGGTTCCGGCTCGGCGGTCATTGGCCAGCCCATCATGGCGAGCTCGCGCGGCGTGATGCCGGTTTCGGGATCTGGCACGTCTTCCGGCGCGATCTCGGGCGGCAGCGTGGTTTCTGGTGTTGAGGTTTCCATGGTTCTACCGAGCATATTCCGGTTCCGGCTGCGGCACTGGCTTGGGCGGCTCTGCCTTGGCCGGAATGTCGACGCGCCGCGGCGTCGCATCGCGATCGGCCGCAAGCGCGGCCTCAAAAGCGCGAATGCCGGGCGAGACGTCCGCACCTTGCACCGACTTAACGGCTTCTTCAAGCTTGGCGTCTGCGGTCACCCAGTGCGGGCGCTGTTGCACGTCGGCCGGCAGCGAGCGCACATAGGCGAGTGCCTCCTCAGCGCTATCGATTACCTCGACTGTGCCATCCGGCCTCTTGAATGTCACGGTGGTCGAATGGCCGCGCTCATCCAGGATTGGATGCAGGGGCGCCTGTGGCTGCTCGCCGGTGACACTGCCGACGATCGCCGCGAGCTCCGAGAGCATCAGCGGCGTGACTGGCGCATTGTGCCGCTGTGCCTCCCTCATGCTCTTCAGGAGGTCTCTGGCACGCGTTTGCGGATCGGGCTCTGCGGGCTGGGGAGCGTCCGTTTGTGCATCCACGGGCTGCGGCTCGTCGTAGGAGTGGCTTTTCCTCGTCATGTCTGTTTCCTCCGTTTTCACCTGATTTGGGTTGGGCACACTTTGAAGCAACCCAATTCCTTGACCTCGTTACGCATGTTGGCAAACGCACCGGCGATTTTATACAGCTCGACGGCTGTCATGTGACCAGGGTGCTCGATCAGCAGATCAAGTCCGCAGCACGGCAGACCGAGGCACAGGTGCACGGTGACCTCGCCATCGGCGCCGACGCTCGCGCCACGCAAGCGCGGGTAATGATGCTGGGGCCACTTGTCGCGCGGAAAGTCGAGATCGTTGGTCATGACAGGGGCCAGCCTCAATTGAGTTTTTCATCTGGCTTTGGCGCTGGCAGCAGCCGCGCGTCGCCTTTTGTGGCAATCCAAGCGGCTTTGTCCATCACTTCGGGCGCGATGACGAACTTGTGGGTATGCTCGACATCGGTCTTTTGCTCGGGCTTGCCATAACCGCGCTCGATCAGAGCGACAGCAGCGGTGATCGATGCGCGCGACTCCTCGGAGCGCATGTGTTTGACGAGCGTCATCAGCGCTTCTTCGCCGTATCCGCGGGCGGCGTTTTTGATGTCGTACAGCACAATGGCAACATCGCGCCGTGGCCGTCCCGGTCCGCCTGGCTGTCCCTTGACGAAAGGCATGTTTTCCTATGGTTATCAGCTACCGTCGAATTCGCTCGGCCTGCTTGTCTGAGACGAGACCGCGTTTGCGGAGGTTTTTCACGCGCTTATTCGCTGTCGCGATGGCCACGCCCTCGTCGCCGCCACCGCGGACAATAGCGCTTGCGATTGAGGCTGCCTTGGCCGCGGCTGGGCCGCTCAGCGATTTGTTGTGCTTTTTGAAGCTGGCGCCTGTCCAAGGCATTGACTATTCCCTACCTCTCTGCGGGCCTTTTAGGCATGGGTGTCAACCACTTGGTTTGCGGCGTGTGCTTTATTCATGGCCGCCGTTGTTCCCTTTGCCCAAGCAATCCAAGCGCGATCGTCCAACAAGTCATCCACCTGGATGCCGAACCATTCACGCTCAAGTTGATGATCCCAATCTGACGATGCCCAGAACCATAGTCCCGTTGCATATTGATCCCATCCCATTGCGTGTTTTACCCGCTACCTGCGGATGCTACGGGTGCCGGACGTTTCGGCTTGGCACATCGTACATGTTGCCGGCCCGCTGGACGGCGCCGCCCTTCATGCGGGTGTTTCCGGTCTTTGGGTTGGATGCCCGCATGTCGCCGCTGCGTGGGAATTTCGGCTTTTGCATCTGAGCATTATCGATATGTTTCACGTGAAGCTGGCCTTCTGGCCCAGCTCTGCCGCCCGTGGATGGGGGCGAGCGGCGGCCGCCGATCCCATACGTCCTGCCCTTATCCTGGACGGTGCGATCGTTGATTTCGCGCTCGTCCATCTCGCCGATGCCCTTGTTGCGGACGTGGCCCTCGTCGCGGGTCTTTTGCTCGAAGGGCGCCATTTTGGATTTCTGGGATTTTGTTCCTCGCAGCGCATGCAACTTGTGCATTTGCTTGTCGCTGATGCGGCCGGAGGCGTGCAGTGACTTGGCGCTGAGCATGGTCATCCCTCCTTTTGTTTTCGTTTGAAATCCTGGCAGCGGAAACGGGCGTCGGTGATTTCGGCGCGGTTGAGCGAGGCTGGTTGTTCGCAGCGGCCGACCCAATCATCCGTCTTGATCCACCCGGTGCAGGTCTCGCAGCAGTTTGGGGGCCAGCGGAGCCAAGACGGACGTTTGCTGGAATGCCCCGCCACGTTCATAGGAAGGCCGCTGATGCGTTTTTCTGGCAAAGTGGTACCTTGGCCAAGGCCCGAGGCCTTTAAGGCCATAGCCGCCCTCCCTGGGCTAGGCGACGGCAACGATCGCCGACCCGTGGGTCTGCCGCAAAGCGCCGCTGCGCGACTTATGCGCGAATCCGTTCGATTTTGTCAATCGGAACCTCGGCTTCCGTGAGCTGACCGAGAAATTTCAACAAAATGCGCGGCCGGTGCCTTGCAGTGGCCGACTTGACCTTGGCGAGCATTCCGGCAAACGGGCCCTCAAGGATGCGCACTGGCTCGCCATTGGCGAAGGGCGGCACCTTGGTACGGTCGAACAGGCCACAATTGGCTGACTGGCGAAGCGCCTCGATGACTGCATCCGGCACGGTGAAAGGCTTTCCGGTGGTTGACCGCAGCACGCCGCGGACACCCTCAATGTCGAGAATTTCGCCCACTTGGCAGGCCTCGGCGCGCGCAAACGTGTAGCCGGCGAAAAGCGGCTCGGCGATGCGGACGCGCTTGGCATTGCGGTGCTGTCTCCAGGCGCATTCGGCTGGAGCGAAGCAATCAATCCGGAGAGCCCCAAGCGCATAGCAGACGCGCCGTTGCGCTGCCGGGGTCGAGGTCACCGCCACCCAGGGCATCAGCGGATCCGCCATGTCTGGTCATGGCCGGGCCACATCCCATCATGGCCGCCACGCACGTCGGGTCGACCGATCAGCCTGGTCGCCATTTCTGGCGAGATTTCCCGGCCCGGAACGATGAACCACCGCGTCACCGTTTCGCCATTGATCGCACTGGGTTGCGTCATTATGAGCCGCGCGCCAGGCTTTCGCAGCATGTCAGCGGCAACTGAGAGCGTCAGTCTTCTCGTCACAGCAGATTTTCCTTCTCAGCGGCCGCGGCATAATCGCGGACGATGGCCGCCATGATTGCGATTTCGCGATCCGCTTCGCGTTGCCGCATGCGGTGGGTCAGCATCCGATTGGGGTAGACCCGCCTGCGCCGGGCCAGCTCTCGCTCGGCAGCCGCTTGCTTTTCCTCGGCGGAGAATTCGCTCATGTCGATTTTTCCGCCCTACCGGTAGGTGACAAAAATCGACATGCAACCTCGGAGGTGAATTGCGTCATGGGGATACCTCTGCCCCCGGCGGCCATTCGCTCGGAAACATCCAGCCGTTCTGGCTGTCGCGTGGCGGCGCCTTACCGCGGTGGCGTGTCCAGGCGTCCCATTGGGGGGTGTCGGCTTGGACGTGGACAAGTTTTGCTGCCGGGGCGCCGTCGGGTTTCGGGAAATTTTTTCCGAGAATTTCTGCGGCTTTTATCGCCCAATTTTTCCAGGCCGCGTCCCAATCTGCGAAAAAATTTCCAGTTTTTTTTGCGTGGTTTTTGAAGCGCTCGACCTCGCGGAACGTTTCGCTGACGCTCAAACCGAGGTGCGCTGCATAGGCGTACCCGGCCTCTGATGGCCTCCAATTTTCCGGCATAGGTGTTTGTTTTTGCTGAACTTTTCCATTTTTCATCCCTTGCTCGGGCTCGCGCGCCCCCGCGCGCACTTCCGAGCGAAGCGAGGAATCTAGACTCTGGCTTCTAGCATCTAGCATATGGGCTTTATCCGGGGGGTCATCCGGGGGGTTAACCCCCCCGTTAACTACAGCCCTCAATTTAGGATTACCGCCCCGTTTACCGTTCTCGGCGTCGCATGTTGCCTTCTGGTCATCGCGGACCATGCGCCTGGAATAGATTGCGCCATCGGGTGACCGGCTGAATACTTGCATCGCCTCCAGCTCGGCGAGTGCCTTCTTCACTTCAGGCGAAGGGCAGGCGACGAGGCGTGAGATCGCCTCGATCGGTGGCATGACCCCATCGATCGTGAGATGACCATAAGGCTGCCCCTCGTGCATGTAGCTAATCAAGTCCATCCATAGACCACGAGCGGCCAACGAGCACATGCGCAGGCGAGGGTCGGATCGCCAGTCGGCCGGATAAAACTTGATCCATGGGCGATTCATTGCCGCCATTCCTCAAGCGCATCGACTAGCCAAATTGAGCATGCGTCACTCTCCCTCGTCCCTGCCTCGCCTCGCCTTGCCCAGCCGCGCCAAGCCCTGCCGTGTCCTCGCCTTGCCTTGCCTTACCCGGCCGCGCCGCGCCTGACCCTGCCACGCCTCACCAAGCCACGCCGCGTCCCTGCCTCGCCTCGCCAGACCCAGCCGCGCCAAGCCACGCCCTGCCGTGTTCTCGCCTCGCCCTGCCCGGCCGGGACCTGCCGCGCCACGCCACATCCCTGCCTTGCCCCGCCTTGCCCCGCCTAGCCCCGCCCGGCTGTGCCAGGCCATGCCATACCTCGCCGCGCCGCGTCCCTGCCCTGCCTTGCCTTGCCCCGCCTAGCCGAGCCCGGCCTCACCAAGCCAGGCCATGTCCTCGCCTCGCCTTGCCCGGCCCCGCCGCGCCGAGCCCGGCCTAGCCAAGCCACGCCACGCCATGTCCTCGCCCTGCCCTGCCAGGCCCTGCCCCGCCCGGCCGTGCCTTGCCAGGCCCAGCCTCGCCTTGCCCGGCCCCGCCATGTCCTCGCCTTGCCAGGCCTTGCCCTGCCAGGCCCAGCCTCGCCTCACCATGTCCTTGCCTTGCCCTACCTCGCCAAGCCACGCCCTGCCGTGCCGCGCCTCGCCGGGCCCAGTCCCTAAGCTGCTGCGCGCTCGCGCAACAATTCGTCGATCAAATCGCGCAGAAGCTGTAAATCACCCCAAAGCACAGGGTTATTATTGGGCGGTGGAAGTAGACCGTGTCGACATGCATCGAGCAGTTGTCGGACGCTGAGCAGATACGATTGTCCCGGCGCACTTTCGATCGCTTTCATTTGCCCAGCCGAAATTTTCTCGCCAGACAAATGTCGGATCGATCCTTTCAGCGGTATCCGGCGCAGCCTTTTCACGCCCTCGACTGTTTCCTCAAGCGTGCCAAAACGCTTGCTAATCATGCGTAAATGCGCAATCGACGTGCGCAACATTGCGGACAGGTCTATTTCTTTCAGGTGCAAGCGTTCGCCGATTTCAATGACCTTCAGTGTATCGTCAACGCCAAGTTTTAATCCAACTCCGGTATTGAGCATGACCGCTTCGCGAAACAGTTCCGTCTCGTTTGCGTAGGTTTTGAGCACACAATTGATGCGCTTTGCTTCGCGCCTCAATGCAGCATGATATCGATGCACACCATCAACAATCCGTTTCGTCTTGTGCTCCACAACAATCGGAGGGAGCACAATGCCTCCCTCGGTCGCATTACACATTTGTTTGATGTGATGCTCATCTATGTTTTGGCGAGGATAGATTTTCTCATCAAACTTTAGTTCCGATAGCGGGATTGATTGGTTCAATTCTTTTTTCATTTGCGCACCCTCTTCTTCGATGTGGCTTCGTCCAACTGACCGTTGAGAAATTCAACCGTGTAGCGGCCGAATGGCCCTTTTTTCCCAACACGATAATCAAGCACGCCAGGAGTTTTGCCGCTCTGCTGCATGACGGCCAGAACAAGATTGCCGTCAATTGTTTCGTCGTCCATTTCAAATTCGAGCGGACAGCACCAGTTGCGCACCAATGGACGCGATCTCACAATCCCTTGCTTTTGAACAACGGCGCGCCGTCTGTCGATTTCCCATTCCGCCTCTTTGTCCTCGATATCTACCGGCTCCGGTTTGTTCATGATGGGGGCATGATTATCGTCCGCGCGGTAGAGTGGACAAAATTCGGTGCAAAGGAATACAGACGCTGCGAATCTGATCTGCATTGTCGCGCGGCCCTTGCGTGTCGGATCGCGGATACTCTTAGCTGCCTCTAGCCCTGCCTCTCGGAAGGAATCCGATTTTATATAGAGCTGGCCACCCGGTAGCGCGTATAATCCAGCCCTCGCTTCATCGAGCGGCGCTGGAATTCTCTTACCGCCTCGCTGCAGTTCGTCGCCGCCCCGCATCGAGGCCGGGTTATGCATCAGCACTGGCGATTTTCCGGTTATCAACATTTTTACGATTGCCATCTTTCTCCTCCCTGGACTTTAAATTTACGCTGCGCCCGCCGACATGATCAGCGCTCCCATGATATCCGCTCGATCATCGTGCGCCCGGAATACCCGCGGGCCCAGACAAACCATGCGAATGCCATCCCAGAGTTTCCTTTCGGACCGTCCCAGTTGCGGCGATGCATCATCGGCAGTCGCTTGCGAAAGCACAAAATGCGCGCCAGCCCGCGGCCCTCCAGGATCGAGCTGCGGCGCTCACTCTCATAGAAGGCAAGTCGCAGTAGCATCACGACGGTCGGGCACAGACAGAGCGCATTCGCCACGAACGCCTCAGCAAGCTTGTACGGGGGATTGGTGACGATCGTCTCGCAGCCATCAGGCGCCGTGCGCTCAAACAGGAAATCGCGGCCGGCCACGCAGTCTTTCCGGCCATAATTAACGAGGTCTGAACCGATTACGTCATGGCCATGGAAGCGCAGCACATCGATGATGCCGGTGCCATCCCCACATGCCGGCTCCCAGATCCGGCGGTGCAGCGTCACATGCCGCAGCAGCGCCTCGGTGGCACACGGCGGAGTCATGTAGGCGTCGTCGCCGCGCTCGGCGAGCGAATGCCGCTGGACCTGGCAGGAATGGTCAAGCACGCCCTCGACCCTCCCACGGCTCGACCGGGGGATCGGGGGCACGGATCTCTGCACACGCCATTTCTAGCGGCATGAACGATTTCCCCCATATGAAACACGAAGATGCTCGCCGCAGTACGGCGCACCCCGCACGGCTTTGTCCCCGCAGTAGAATTTCCGATGGAAGGGCTCGTCGCCAGCAAATAGCGGCCACCGGCAGGAGTGTGCCGTCAGGCCCCAGATCGGCACCTTGCCGAGCTTGGCCAGCTTCGCAGGCATGTTATGTTTCTGGCTAAACAGGTGCGCAGAAGGGACATCTGCGCACCTTTTTTTAGGTGCGGCGAGCACCAGCCTCTGCACCCGCTGCCTCTCCCTGAGCCGGGCCTTCTGCTCGCGGCGCTTCTGCCTGTGCTCCTCAGATGTCACCCGCGTCACGACTATCGTCAGGCCCAGCCTATGCAGCTTGCCGATCACGGCATTGCGCGTTGTGCCGAGTTCCCTGGCGATCTGCCCCCCCGATAGGCCGCGCTCGCGCAGCCGCAACAGTTCGGCGGTCCGCTCCGCCGGCCAGGGCGGCGAACCACGCGCCCAAGCAGCCCGGTCGGCTGCCGCCCGGTCGTGACGAACGGCAGCCGTCGCGCCCGCCGGTACGGGCGGCATTTCTGCGGGAGCGAGCAAAGCACTGATCCCGCAGAAACCATCATCGGTGGTTGGATCGTCCCTCATTAGAACGCCCGCCGTTTGCCTGGCGGTGCACCCACTTGTCGAGGCGTACCATCAGCTTGGTGGCGGCGTGCAGAATTCGCTTGAGCAAGGCCTTCATCGATCCCCCTCAGATCGCGTTCCCACTGCTCTATTTCGGCACGCCGGATCAGAATTTGAAATTCAACGAACCAATCCCCGCGATAATCTTCTCCTATGAAGGCCCGCAGGAACCGCGGTCCATATGCACTGCGGAACAAGCCCAGCAGGGCGGCGGAAGAGAAATCACGGCGATCCCGCAACGACTTGTGCCATGCGCTCATCGAAAGCCCGGTGATATCAGCTAGGCAAGCCGCCGGTTTCACCGGAAATAATTCGTGAATGAGGGCGTGTAACCGTTCGATATGTCCAAATATTATGTGGGTTTGCGCGCCCTGTGGTCCACCGGCCACATTTGTCATTGTTGCTCTCATCGCGCAACATCTCCGCTAGATGATGTGGTTGGTATGCCGCAGCCCCATAGAGGCCCCGATGCCAATAATGATTCACAATGAGTGTCATTGTGAAACCCGCCGGTTCCTTCACGGGAATCAGGCGCGGATTGCGGGTATGGTTGCAGGTATAGTTGACACTTTGTCGCACAACCGACATGTTGAATGGGCAGCCGGTAAAATTCCCAGTTGGTGTCCTGAGATTTTACGGGGAAGCCCACATGAAGCTCACATGCATTACCCCCATTCCGGGGGGCGGGTTCGAATTGCGCGTGCATCACATGGAGCATGCCAAACGCTCCCGGTTGAAAGCATCGAGCTGTTCCAGTTCCACTTCGCCTTCCGTCGCGCGCTCGATCGGCAGCCACCATTTCGGGGGAATCCCGCGCCTGCGCCATTTCTTGCGGGCAACGCTCGTGATGCCGAGCTTCTCGCCGGCTTCGTCTATCAATGCCCAATTCAAGGTGGTTGTCTTTCCCATGACCGCAAATCTTAGGGACGATTTGTCCCTTGGTCAAGGGACAATTAGGGCCACTCGTGCCGGAGACAATTTGTCTACAGTGCACCGCATGCCCAGAGAACCCAGCGAAGCGGAAACGCTACAGATCATCCGCGAGCGCACCCGCCAGGCCCGCATGGCCATGGGCTGGGATGTTGAGACCATGGCCAAGGCGCTCGGTGTGACAACCGAGGCCTATAAGAAGTATGAGACGCGGAAATCATCGGTGATCCCGACGAAAAAAATCCGCAAGTTCTGCATCTTGACGGGCATCGATGCGAACTGGCTCATGGGCTACGACGTTACGAGAGTTCGCAAAATTATCGATCGGGCGGGCTGAGCTAGCCACCAGAAACCAACATTGCCGTCAACATTGCCATTGCGCATCCTTCGCGATGGCTGGGGCATTTCGTGAACGCTCTTTCTTGATGGTCGGGACTTTTTGTCCTTGACACGGGGACAAAAAGTCCCCACAGTGCTCCCATCAGATCGGGAGACACACATGACCGACCGCATCCAGTTCAAGAGCCTCGAAGCAAAGACGCCCGCCCAACGGCGCCGCGAAGCGCTCGCAGAGTTGAACAAGACCTTCAACGAGATCGCCCACGAATATCGGCCCTACGACACGCTGCCGGGCTTTGCGGATGGCGTGGACGCCTACATGGACCGCAACTACGAAAACCCGTTCACCGATCCGCGGGATGGCGTGAAAGCCCAAGCATGGGACCGCGGGGCTGAGGCAGCCATGCGGTTCACCCGCCAGCACCACTTCTGACAGGGACGGATATCACCATGTGGATCTATCGCGTTACCAAGGGAAACGAGACCGACAAGGACTGGATTTACATCGTCGGCTTTTTCCACCCGGGCGGCGAGTTCGAAGGCATCACCGATTTCCCCGACGAGATAAGCGCGATGCGGCGCGTGCATTACCTCAATGGCGGATCGGGTGAGGAACTGCTGTGATGCTCGCCCGCACCCCAAGATGGACCTTCGACCAGGCCGGCTTCGATGCCGAGGTCGAGAAGATCAAGGCCGAGCAACGCTCGCGCAGACAACTCGCCTTTGACCGCGCTGCGTGGTGGGAGCGGACGATGCAATCACTCGAAGACTATGACGACAGCCTTGGGGATCGACCCGCCAATCGGCGATAGTTTGAAGGGTAAAATCGATGAGTTTCCGCACTGTAACCGTCAGCACGTTCCACCATGCTCACCTGCGCGATCCCCATTGGACCGCAAGACTCACGACCCCGCCTGCGAGGGAGAGCAAGCCGCTGATCGGTTTTGCCATGACCGAGGCCGAGGCCGTCATGGACCTGTTCGACCAGATCGCCGAACGCGAAGTATACGAGGAGGAGCATTGTGAACGATAGCAACCAGACGAAAGGGGTAATAAAAATGAATGACTATCACCAGGCCGGAACCATCGTGGGACACAATGTGTACATTCTGCGCAGCGTCGTGGCCGATCTCCTCGATGGCTGGCTTTATGACGCGCACCAGCATCGTTTCATCGCCGCCGAACAGGCTGCATTGGCCGCGGTGCTGCATGACCTCGGGTCGATCCTCACTTCGGCGATTGCCGCCGATACATCTCGTGAGATCGCGCAATGACCCCCTTGAGGTGCGACATCTGCAAACGGTTCATCCCAATGAACGATTTTGCAATCGGGGTCGCGAAGCGCCGCCTCCTCACGCCAGCTTCAGAATTCACCGCCGAGACTTGGGAAACGCTGTGCAAGCATCACTCGGAGAAGGACGCATTCAAGGAAATCGAACCATGAACACGCAAATCACCGTCAGGCCGGAGAGCGCGGCTTCGATCCGAGCCACTCCTGATCAGCTCTCGCAGTCGCTCCTGCCGCAGAACATGGCCGAGGCCATGCGGCTCGCCGACATGATGGCCACCGCTAAACTGGTTCCGGCCGCTCTGCAAAAGAGCCCCGCTGATTGCCTGATGGTCATCATGCAGGCCATGCGATGGCAAATGGACCCATTCGCGGTCGCCCAGGAGTGTTCTGTCATTCAGAATAAACTCATGTATTCGGGAAAACTGGCGGCCGCCGTCATCAATGCCCGCGGCAATCTCGCCCATCGCCTGTCTTTCTCATACGACGGCGACGGCGACAAACGAACCATTACTGTAATCGGCCACATGCAAGGCGAGACCGAGGCACGCACCGTCAATGTGCGCCTGGTCGATGCGCGTACGAATAACCGCGTATGGCAAACCCAGCCGGATCAGCAACTCATGTATCACGGCTCCCGGGTCTGGGGCCGACGGCACGCCCCGGAACTTATGCTCGGCGTCTGGTCGGAGGAGGAATTTCCGGAACCGGAGGAGTTTGAGAAGCCGCCGAGGACCACCGCCGTTGCCCGCAAGGCTGAGATCGCCGCCATTAAAGATGATGATGAGCGGGAGGCGGCGACCGAGTACGCGCATGAGAGGGACGCCGAGCATGTCAGCCAAGGCATGATAAAGGCGGCGAATGCTCGTCCCGGGCCCGCCACCGATGCGGAGATCGCCGCTGCAAAGCAGCGCTTCCTCATGAAAAATAGGAAACAACCTGAGGGCCTGCCACCGCATGATGAGGATGGCGTTATCATCGAGCCGCCGAAGCGAACGGCAGAGCAAGCCACCGCCGCCCTTCAGTTCATGTCAGTAACACGTGATGTGATCCGTACGGCGAAGGATGCCAAGAAACTGACCGCATGGTTGGGCAGTGAATCGCAAATAAAAGCTCTCGCAACCGCCGGCCTGACGGACGCAGAACTGCAATCGTTGAGAGATTTCGCCAGAGAACGCCTCACTGCGCTCAAGGTCGCAAACGGCAATGGGCGGCCCTCCTACGAAGACCCGGAGGGGTTCCATCGGTACGTGGTGGTCAAGTTTGACGCGGCCAAAGACCTGGACGAGTTGGCGACTACTTATGCGGAGCTTGTCGAGCCGATAAGAGACCGGATGTTTCCGCCGGATGCAGATGAAATTGATGCCGCATATGGCCGACGGGAACAACAGATCAAGGCGGAGTAAAGTCGCAATGACCGACCTCGACGCCCGAGCATTCCGCAAACGCGACGGCGCGCTTATCCCCGTGGATGAAGCCGCCTCGGAAATGCTCGCGGCCATCAAGGATGGCCAAGAGGTGCTGGTGACGATCCGCAAGGCGCGCAGTCCGGAGCATCACCGGTTTTTTTTCGCAATGTTGCATCAATTGGTGCGCGCCACGGGCCGATGGAGCGACGAAGCCCATGCCCTCGATGACCTCAAGCAGCGTGTCGGTCATGTCACCCGCCGGATCGATGGATTCACCGGCCATGAGATACGGGAGCCCAGGAGCATCAACTTCGGCGCGATGGACGAGCTGGCGTTTGGGCGCTTCACAGCGCGCTGCCGCTACGTCATCGCCCGTGACCTCGGCATCGACGTGGACGAGATGATGGCGGACCAGCCGCAACGGAATAGGAGGGCAGCATGACCACTGACGCGCCACTAACGCTGGCTGACGCCTGCGCGTTAATTTTCGGCGGAAAAATTAAAGCCGCAACTCTGCGAGCTGAGGCTGCTCGGGGCAACCTGACTATCTTCAGGATCGGTCACCGGCTGTTCACCACCAAGTCGTCTGTGGAGGAGATGATCCGCAAATGCCGCGTCCCCGCTCCGCGCCAAGGCTCTATCTCGACCCAAAGAGACGACAATGGCTCATCCGAGATGGACAAGCTTTCGTCCGCACGGGTTGCGCTGAGTCAGATGTTGGCCGAGCGGAGCAACTTCTCGCCGAGTACCTTGGAAGCAAGCATCAGCCGACCCCATCTGCGACGCCGCCCATTGCCGACATCCTGATCGCCTATGGCCGCGAGCATGTCCCGCACAAGCGGACCCCTCGCAAGATCGACCACACGATCCGCAACCTGGCGCGCTGGTGGGCAGACAAGATGCTAACAGATGTCACCGCGCGCAACTGTAGGGCCTACGCTGCCGCCCGTCCAAAGGTGGCGGCTCGCCGCGATCTCGAAACATTGCGTGCTGCAATCCGGTACTGGCATAAGGAGTATGGACCGCTGCCGGCGATCCCCTTTGTGACGCTGCCGGCGAAGCCGGCTCCGCGGGAACGCTGGCTTACGCGCAGCGAGGCGGCGCGGCTCTTATGGGCAGCTCGGCGCGTCGAGCACTTGCGTCGGTTCATCCTGATCGGGCTCTACACCGGCAGCCGCGCCCGCGCCATCCTGGATGCGCGGTGGAGGTGGGTAAACTGGGACACAGGTGTTATGCGCCGTCGCGCTCCAGAAACCGCCGAGACGTCCAAAAGAACGCCATGGGTAAGGATTCGCGGGCAGCTAGGGAAGAAGGGAAACCTCCTCGCTCACATGCGACGGTGGGCGGCCAAGGACGCCGCGCCGGAGGGCCCTATCATCAACTATCGCGATGGTGGCATCACGCACCTGAAACGTTCATGGAACACCGCTGTGGAGGCGGCCGGCCTGGATGGCAGGATCAGTCCGCACACGCTTCGACATACGCGGGCCACTTGGCTCATGCAGTCGGGCACGACGATCTGGGATGCGGCGCAGTCGCTCGGCATGTCTGCGATCGTTCTGGAGAAGACCTATGGGCACCACCATCTGGATTATCAGGAGTAGCGGTTCCTGTGCCAAATCTGTGCCAATGCTAGAAATATGCCAATGATATCAGTCTAGACCGTCTCGGCCAGAACGAGAGCCAAATGGCGCTTTTGTTGAAATCATTGACGTTCTATATAAGAACGTTGACGGAACGCCATAGGAACACCACCTCGTTTCTGTGCCATTTCTGTGCCATGAGAAGGCAGAACGCCAGAATGATCATCGTCTCGCCTCCCGAGGCCGCGGCAATGGGACTGGAACGGCAAGTCCCAAATTCTCGGTGTCGATCGCCACAATGGCATGCCGATAGGCCCGCACAGCCTTGCGGACGCCGGCCGCCGCCCGAGCCGGCTGGCCGTGCTCGTCTTTCATCCAGCTCGAGAACAATAGGGAGACCTGGGCTTGGAACGCCTGATCAAGACTGCCCTGGATGACCCGCCGCACCTGCTCGTCGCTGCCGCGATCGGTCGTCTGTGCGACCGCCGGCACCATGGCCGCCAGAACAATGAGACCGACGGGACCGGGGTTCACGGCTCGCCTTCCCCCCAGGGATAGACGACCTCGACAGTGTCGTCAGTCTCCAGCCCCAGGATCTCCATCACGGCGCGGCTCACATCGGCGACGCGTCCGGTGTCCTCATGCGGCCCCCAGTCGGCAGGAAAGCACGGCGCGCCATGGCCAGTCCGCGGATTGCACACATAGGCAAGATGCTGCAGCAGGCTCGGCTTGGGCGTGACCGAATAGTCCCACCGGCACGCCACGTACGGCACGCACATATTCAGCCGCCTTGCGAGCCCCGATGTCCCGGATGGCTGGTATGGCAAGAACAGGTGCTGGGCCTGGTCGACGTTGTAAATGAACGCCAGCCCCTCGGACGGGCTCACGCCGGTGTCGTTCGGCCCTCCGAACCACGATACCTTGCCAGTGGCCGCAAACAGCGGCGCGCCGGCCCCTGGCGGCTCGGGCGGAATCGGATTGGACCCGGCATCATCGCCACCGATGACATCGGCGATGGCGTCGCACACGATCTCGAATTGGCGATCGTATTGGTCAGCGTCGGCGCGGGAGTCCACGAAACAGGTCTCGATCAAGACGGCCGGCATCTCCGTGGAATTGAGAAATTTCAAATCACTCCGGAATTTCGGTCCACGATCAAGGAATCCGCACATGGCAATTTGTGCCGAAATCTGCCGGGCCAGGCTTTCCTGCGTGACGTACAGGCACTCGACGCCCATTGGCTTCTGCGTGGTTTCATAGGCGTTGAAATGCACGCTGATGTCCAACTGTCGCGTCTGTGCATTGTGGTAATTGACAATCGTATTGAGGTTAGTGCTGACATCGTAGCTCGTATTGTCGTGGAAGGTCTTCACCTTGACGTTGCGCGAGCGCAGCATTTCCGCCGTCAGGTCGACCACCCGCCGCGCCTCATCAACTTCGTCGAGATAGCCGCTCGCACCGCGGACGTACTTGCCGTGGCCACTGCTGATGACGACAGAGTCATACATGTGTGTCCCTCACATTGCAAAATGACCGATGAGCAGGATGAAGATCGCGGTGACGGCGGCGACCACGATCAGCAGGACGATCAGCGCCGCGCCGTTCTCTTGGCTCATTGCGTCAGCATTGCGTCACGTAGCCAAATTGGCTCGCAAATGCCCCAGTAGGCGTTCCAGAGCAAGATTGCCCTATGAAAATGTTGGTACCGGTGGAGAAATTTCCACCGGTGTTATTCTCAAAATCGGCCGACGCGAACATGAACAGTCCGGGGTCTTGGGCTACCGATTGCAAGCCCCTACCAGTATTGTTGACGATCCTGGTTCCCGAGATTATGAACCGCACTTTGGTCGAATTGTTCGTTATGCCATTACCGTGGCAGTTGATTATTGTTCCGCCGTTGAATTGAATCGGCCAATTGACGTTGGCGTCGATGACAAAGCAATCTCCGCTGCCAGTCGAGGCCAGCCACCCGCCGTTGATCGCAAGCCAGCTTGTAGTTAGCGTGCCGACCGTGTCGGACAATCTAAGATTGGTTGTGGTTGGAGTGTCCAACGGACATAGTTGATTGATAAATATCTGCAGATTAGCCCCAGGATCGATGGTGTTGTCTATCAAAATGTTAGTGTTATTTGCAATCACGTCGACTGAATTGCAGAAGAACCCCCCGAAAGTGCCTCCAATATGAACTCCAACAGCTCCTCCGGTTATTTTTCCGCCACAATCCAGGAACAAATCTGCTCCAGCTTGTGCTGAATGTCCGTTGACCCTAATGACATCCTGCTTCGCCTTTGCGCTGATGCCGCACCAGCGCATGACATCGATTTGATCGAACCATACGCCATGAAAGAAGTTGTTCGGGCAATCTTGATCGCATGCCGACCAATTGATCAAAGCCGACCGTACAGTCTGCTGGAAGTGCATCGCTGCGCCGCCAGTCATGTTCGTGTTGGATTTCAACTGCCAGTTCTGGAAATGAAGACCATTTTGCTGGCCCGAGCAACAAACAGTCGCGCTATTGCCAATTGAAATAATGTCCGATGTCGTATTGGCTCCCGTATAAAGCAACACGGAAGTGGCGGGTGAATCTCCGATGATGGAGACGCCATTGACGATCGGCAGGACGATCGGCGTGTTGAACGCACACGTTCCGGAGAAATAGGCCGGCTTTCCCACTGCAACGGTCGCTGCAAGCCATGCGCTGATCGCTGCATCGTCATTTGTCGTCCCGTTACATGCGGCGCCATAGAAAGACAAGTGGCTGGCAGGCGACAATCCGGGAATCAACGTCCCTAATGTGGAGAACGGGATCGATGCGCCGGGACCGGCACTGGCGCCGTTGCGCCCAAATACGGTATTCCCTGGCATGGTCGGTGGGACGGCGGCACCGCCCGCAAATAGCGCATTGATGTCGTTGATCGCACGCTGCCAGTTGGCGCGGAACTGGGGCCCGGATTGCTCGACCAGCGTGCCGGGAACGGGCACATTTGGATCGATGGTCGACTGCGTCTGCTGTGCAGATGCCTGCATGGACAAGATCAGCGCAAACACAAGCACGATGTGTTTCAGTTCCATCTTGGCCCCTCACTGGCTGCGCCTGCTGTAGCGGATATAGCAGACGTGCTCGTCCTGACACCCCCGTAAAGAACCGGCAAGTTGGCCAGGAAGACTTGCCGGGTCGCGACCCCATCAGACATCGTCATCGACGCCATGAACGTGCCGATGTTGAGCTGCTGGAAAATCACGGCGGGGATCAGCACTTGCAGGTAGCCGATATCGACGATCGTGATGCCGGTGCCGAGCGCCGCCGATAGCAGAGGCCCCTGGTCATCTGGAGTGCCGAAATCATACCACGGCACGTAACCCGAGCCGTCGTTGCGCGGCGGGCCGCGGCGGATTTCAAACTGGAAGGTCGACCCGATCTGACAGACGAGCAATCCGGTCGCGTTGTTGTAACTGGAAACGGTCCCGAGCATATAGTTGAGCCCGGTCGGGTCGGCGATCTTGACAGCGTCACCGCCGAGCATGCCGAGACCAGGCGGCACAACCAGCGTCCCCGAGGTCTGTCCGCCGATCGGCGGAACCGGGATCGTTAGCAGCGTAATGGAAGTCGTGGCAATCGGACCGTCGGTGACGACCCAATTGGCGCCAGAGAATGGCGCGCCGCGAGCAGTCACGGTTCCCGACAGGTTGACCGGCTGGCCGGTATCGTCATCGAAGATCGAGATCGAGATCAGCAAATCTTCGCGATTGCTAACCGGCGGCAGGAAGATCGGAGGATTTCCGTACATGGTTATAGCCGCATGTACCAAGTGCCAAGCAGGAAGGGCTGCATTGTGTTGTGCGCGGTGCCACTGCCATTGGAGTTCACGATAATATTGGCGGATCCGCTGAGCGTTTGCGCCACGCTGCTCACTGCTTGCACAGTGGATACCGCGGGAGACGCCATGACAGGATTTCCAGGGCTGGCTTGCTGGGTCCAAATTTGATGGGTGTGTCCGCTATCGGACGCCGTATGATTGTGCGCCGCCAGCTCGGCGACAGTCAGCGCATGATTGGCCTCGCCGCCGGTCGCGAGGGGCGTCGTTGGGCCATCGGTCCCGCCGCTCGTAACATTGCTTGCTGCAATGCGGCTTGCAGCCACCGCTCCCATGTCATCGAGCCCAACCGGCGTGCGCCCACGGAAATCCGGCAAGGTAATTTGCTTATGCCCATTATAATCGTTAAGCGCCGTCGTGCCGCGACCGCCGGGAACGGGACAATGGCCAGGCGCATCGATGCAATATTGCCACAGGTAGGAAAAAAGTGCCTGCGTGGTCGCGTTGGCGGTGTTCGCACCGGACATCGCATCTCCGATTGTCTGGCCATTCAGCTTGACCCAGCCGGTCTGCGTTTCCGAAGTGCCGGTGATCCGAAACTTGATGTCACCGGTAACCGCAATGGCGGTCGGATCAACACCCGGTCCGCCGCCGCCCCCGGTTCCTGATGATGGACCAACGACTTGGATGCTTGGATTGTCAAAGATCGGGGAGCCGTTGGCGTCCGTCAGGCGCACGTGCACAAAGCCGTCGGCGAGATAAAACATCGGAATGCGGCCGGTGCTGTCGGCAGGCAATGGCCACTGAAGTGCAGTCCCGGCAGTGAGGCTGGGATCTGGAAAAGAATCTTGAGGTGTGGCCACCGTGCCTACTTGATAAATGTATAATAGGGCTCCAGCCAATGGCCTGCCGTTGGCATCAGACTGCTGCGCCAGGGCAAGGGGAATGGTGCCGGCGGCCTGGGCGGCAGACGCCGACAGACAAAGTGCAACCAGGGAGAGTTTCATGGCGTTGTTCATTGCTTGCGTCCAGGAGTTTCTATTGATCTTGACGTTCATCTGGTCGGTGTACCGCGCCTTGAAGCTTATTTATGAGATGTGGAGCGAGCGATGGATTTCCGGTGACGGCGGCCGTGGTATTGCCAAGGTTGCGGCTGGCCACGTTGTAGGCCGCCCAAGTCCGCAGCCCTGGAGTCTGCGCCAGGCTGTCGACAGCCCGGGTCCATCGCGCCACGCTGGCGGCAGTGGCAGGAGCGCCAAGCAGACGCGAAGTCATATTGGCGCCAAGGACACCGGCAGCGATGCCAATTGGCGTGAGCACGTCTCCGCTGGCGAGCCGTGTCGCTCCCGTAGCTATGGCGCCGATCAGAGCGCCATGGCCAGCGCTCCCGGAAGTGTTAGCAAGCTTACCTGCTTTGACATATTTGTCGGAGACCCTGGCAATATCATCGAGGGCGTTGACTACGTTGCCATGCCCCACCCCGCTAAAAAGCATCCGTCTTCCGGCCGGCGATAAATCGTTATAGTCGCGGATGAACAGGTTGGGACTGAATTCACCCTGACTGTTCTTGCCGAGTCTGCTGATCACGGTGGATGCCACATTTTCCCATGCCCCAGGGGCGCCTTTCACCGCGCCAGGAATGCCGGTGAGCGCTTGCCGCACCGTGCTCAATGTGTCGACGTCCGCGCCGGCACCCGTACCGGCCATCCTGTGAAGTGCATCCATCACGCCTTCGTCGCTTCTCGACTTGGGGCCGACAACCTTATTAAGCGTGTCGAGCGCTTCTTTCCGCAGCCTCGAAGCTCTGTTTGCTACTTCCCATGCCGCCCGGCCTCTGGGGCCGCCAGTGATCTCTGCGGCGTTTCCCAGATCCCTGGTGAGCGCGCCATAAATATCGTTGAGTTCGCCTTCCGACATGGTAGGCGGCAAAAGACCCCGCTCGCCCTTTTTCTGCAGTTCCCGAACGCTGGTTCGCAAGTCTTGCATGGCCTCATAGGTCAGGCCGCCAGGCCGCTGGAGCGCACCAGCCACAGCATCGACCGCACCCCCGAGTTTTTCATTGCCGTAGGCTTGCTTTCTGGCAAGGATATCGCCAACCGTTTTCTGCACTTCGGTCAAGGGCGCTGTCTTGTTTGGATCAACCAGGGTCTTCAGGCGATCATAGAATGATCGAACCACCTTTTGGCTCTCGGGCTTGAAAATGTCCTCCAGGCCAGTGGTGACGCCGGTGCCGGCTGCCTTGGCGTCTGCCACGCCGCCGGCTTCCGCTCCCGTACGCTTCAATGCGCCAGCGAGCCCTTCTTCGCCCTGCAGGCCCTCCTCAATCGCGGTGTGCAGTGGGGCGCCGCCGGGAGCCTTCGCCATGACCTGGCCGAGAAAATTGACGTTCTTGCTCTCGGACGCGATTGCCTTGGGCAGATCGACACCCAGGCGGCCGGCGGCTTCGATAGCTTCTCCAGTGGAAGACGATGGAACCCATCCTGGATGCACGGGTAGCGGAGCGCCACGAGTACCGATTCCAAGCACCCGGACGCCTGCCGCAGGGAGTTCCGTACCGAACCGTGGCGTCCCCGCTGCCATACCCGTCATCATCAATCGGCCGGCCGAAGATATCCGGCCCTCGTCAGTATCAGCGGTGCGCTGGTAGATCCTCAGCTTTCCATCATCGCCGGGAAGTGCAACGTGCTTATTGGTGTCAGCAGGCTGCAGCCGGCCCTCAGCGTCCTTGTAGTAGAGGTTGCCATCATCGCCCTCCTGCACGTCTTCAGAAATCAAGTTTTCCTTATGGGCGGAGAGGATTGGCGTGGTGCCCTGCGAGGCTGCTGCGCGCGATCTGTGGAGGTCGTTCGCGAACCTTCTCGCGGCCTGCGACACAGTATCCAGGAATCCGCGATGTTCCTCCGGCGGCGCTCCCGTGTCTTTCCCCTCGTGAAACTCGGGAGCGTGCTCGACGGGGGCCCAATCGGAGGCCGACGAGGGAGGCAGCGCGGCGCGCGGCGGCGCCGTCTCAAATGGATCATGCTCGACCGGAACAAACTCGCCCATTACCGTTCCTGCAAGTATTTTCCGGGCCGGTCAGGATCAGGCCTGTACCATTTGCCGTCCTTCGCCTGCATGGCATCGATCGGCTTGTGAGTGAGCGGACTGATGATCGGATGCTTGCCGAAATATTCTGCCTCGACCTCAGACCAACTCTTGCCTTCTCCGGGCTTGAATTTGTCAGCCATCCGGCCGAGTTCGAGTTCCTGCACCTTGGTTTGGCGAAGGATATCGATCAGGTTTGCCGAGCCACCCCGGCTAGTCAGCAGACCGGGAAGTTGCCCCTGGAATGCCTTGAATTCGTACTGCGTGGGCCGCGGCGTCATTGCCTTGACAACGGCCGCAGAAAGCTGCGCGTTGAGCTTCTCGATCTGTTCACTTTCCGGAACGCCCTTGAAGATATCGGCTCCGGCCCAATTATTGACCGCTTGTTTGACCTTAAGCCAGTTCTGAGCACCCGGACCGGTCGAGATATGTTTGCCGCCGACCTTGAATGCGTCGCTCATTTCATCGAGCGTCTGAATGCTGTCCTGCGCAGGCCTGACCCCTTGGATGCGCGCGGCGACGTTCTGCATGCTTGCTTTGGCTTGCTCTTTCAGAGCCTCGCCATACGCTCCAGCCTGCGGCACCGACATACCGGGTGGGGCCTCTTTCTGTCCACGTGTCAATTGCAATCTTTGCTCAGTGACCTTGTCACGGGCCTCCTGCGCCTGCTTGGCAACATCCATCATCTTGTCGGCGCGCGCCTTGTTTTGCTCCGCGATCTGTTTTGGAAGAAATTCGGCGTCTTTGTACAGCTTCGATGCATTGTTGCGCAGACGATCGATCTGGTCCTGCTGCATCAGCCCAGGCGACTGCGCCGCCGGCGAAGCCTGTTGCGGCGGCGGCTGAAATGCCTGCAGCGGGGCTGCATAGGGCGTCCGCGATGCAGCGATCTGTCCAAATTGCTGCGGCGACGGTTGAACAGTCTGCACCCGGTTCGGGGCCACCGGCTGGGGAATATCCACACCGGCGCTACCTGTTGCCTCTGGCGCGCCCGGACGGCTGCCGAATTGATTTTCAATCTCAGCCGCGACCTGCGCCGTCTGGCGCGGGTCGAGCGACGCTTGCGGATCGATGCCCAGTTGCCCGCTAATGATCCGCGCCGTTTCTTTTGGATCAGCAACCAGACCAGACCGTTGCACCAGACTATTGATTGAATATGCATTGCCGGCGGATTGTTTGAGCAAGTCGGGATCGGTGGCATGCTCCCCAGTGTAAGGCTCGGAGCGGCCAGACGGCGCCGGCCGGTCCGTTTCGCCATAATCGTCGCCGCCCAAGCCTCTTTTATTATAATGCTCCTGAAGTGCCTTCAGGCTGATCGATGACGAAATGGTATCCATCACTTTGTCAGGGTAGCGTCGCAGCATTTCCGGCAAAATAGCCTCAATATTTGTCGTTGGCTGCCCCGTCTGCGGGTCCAGGATCGGCTTTTGCAGTTCCTCGGTGCGCGCCATCTGGCCGCGCTTGAACTTGGCTTCCACGCCGGCCTGGTAGTCGGCAGGCAAGCCACCGATCATGTTTGACAACTGCTCCGCCATATTCGGCGGGCCGTAGCTGAGGCCTCGCGGAGGATTTACGTCGAAGAGATTTGCCATAGGTTAAGCCATCATAGGAAAGGAAGCGCTGTTGCTGCTGCCTTTGCTAAACCAGTGCCTGCGCCGAGAATGTTTGAACCTATCTGATAGGGCGCCAGCGCCGCATTGGCCTGCGCATTGCCTATCGCGCCATAGCCTTGCGCCAGACCCTGGCCGAGGCCGGTATAGTTCTGATTGATCGCATTGCCGAGGCCGGTATTGACGCCAGCAATGCCGCCGGCTGCGCTTTGTCCGGCGCCGAGGAACGGCTGCAAGCTGTTCACGTAGTTGTTCCAACTCGTTCCGGCCAACCCTTGAGCAAACTTCTCAAGGTCGATATCGGTGTTTCCGGAGGCTAATTGACCAGTCCGGGCGGCGTTCGCCAAGACCGAGTTATCCCCCTGCTGCAACTGGAACTGATAGCCCGGATTATTCTGGAATGCGGCTTGCGCTCGCGCATTACCTTCCGGGCCATTCATGCCAAGTGCGTCTGCAAGCGTGTTCTGGCCCTGTCCAGCATATGCGAATTGCTGTGTCCATGGCGCCAGCCCTTTGGCGTAATCCGTCTCTAGCGCATTCCGCCCAGCCCCATATTGCTTATTGAGCGCAGCCATCCCTTGTTGGATGGCCGCAGTCTGATCGGCCGCCGCCTGCTGCGCCGGCCCCGTCGAGAAGATATCAAAGATGCCCATGGTCTACCTTCGAAGATAGGCGGCGAGGCCGCCGGCCAGATTTGGCGGTGCATTTGCAGGCCCGGTGACACCGCCCGGAGTGGCCCCCATCATGCCAGCCGGCATTTGCCCCACCGGAGGCGTCTGTCCTGCGGCCGTCAATTGGCTGGTCGGCATGGCGCTGGCCGGAGGCACGAACTGCGCGGGCCGGTCGATACCGACTTGCCCCATCTGTCCGCCACGGAATAGTTGCGCAAGCTGTGGGTTCTGCGCGAGCGCTGCCCGCAATCGGTCCATAAACGGATTTCCACCTGGACCTTGTTGATACTGTTGTAGGCCGGCGGCAAAATTTGGCGCCCCTGCGCCAGGCTGATTGCCCCAGGAGCCGGGCGTGAATCCCGGGATGCCTTGCATCATCTGCATATTGAGTGGCCCAAGGCCGTTGGTAGCCTGAGCCCTCCCCACCTGATCGAATATCGCCATTGTGCCGTTCCCTATGTGAGCCGGATGAAGACCGCGCCGCCGGACTGATACAATCCGCCGATCTTGACGCCCGCCGCGGCCGCCGCCAGGTCATTTGCGGCATGCGGAAGGGTCCCGAAGTTGCCCCCCATCAGGGCGCGCACCTGCGCATCGAGCGAGAGCAGATATTGCCGCCATATCTGGGCCGGGCTGCCATCCGGGTCATTGACCCACCGGGCCGTGAGCGGCGGCAGTGGCCCGAGTATATTCGGCGATGGCGTCTGCGTTGTATTGAGAAAGGTCGTCCCTGGTCCACCAGTGAGCAGGTAACGCCCGAAATTCAGGTTTGCGCCGGTCCCGGTGACGGTCGCGAAGGTCGCGGGCCGCCCCGTCAACACGTAGGAGCCAAAGGCGAACGGCGAAACAATGGTGAAGGACCCGTCCCCTCCTGTCAGGATATATTCACCGCCGATACTCTGCTCGTAAGTGATAACGATGAGGCCGGCGCCGCCGGCGCCGCTCGATGTGGCGCCAAAGAACACGCCACCGCCACCACCGCCATACTTGCCACCGGTCGCATTGCCGGCATTGTTGTTGGTGTGCTGCGGACCTGCGCCGCTGCCGCAACCGTGTGTCGCGTCAAATTCGGTGCCCGAGTTGCCAGGAGCCGTCGGCGCGCCCCCGGCAACCGTGCCATTGTCCGCATCCCCACCGAACCCCGTCGGCGCATCTCCGCCCGCACCGTTCGGGCCTGCAGCGCCGCCGCCGCCGCAGCTCGATAGATTGCCGCGATTGCCCGCGCCACCATCGAATGTCGTCGTTCCGACGCTTGCGCTGGCAAGACCGCCTGCGCCAACGGCGAGCGTGGTGCCGCCCTTGCCGGCGTCGGCAGCGCACGCAACAGCGCTACCCTTCGATACCGCGTCGGCGAGCGACGTTGCATTCCAGACAGTCGGGGTGCCGTCAAATCCAGACGCGTCAAGGGCCGTCTGTCCTATGCCACCCGACCCGACGCTGTAAGCGACCAGAGTGCCCGGGGCGAGCGGGGTCGTGGTCGATGCGATCTTCGCATAGGCGCTGCCGCCGCCGCCCGCGGCAAGCCCTCCGGCCCTCGAACCACCTCCGCCGCCGCCGAGGCATTCCACGGATATCAAATGACCGTAATCGACCGGTACTACCCAGGCGCCGGAGCCGGACGTGAGAAAAACTGTTACGGTCGCCACCGCAGTGCCTACTGCAGTTGCAGGATGCCGTTGGTCGCATCAAGATTGGCGGTGAAGCTGTTTCCGGCCGTGATGGTCTGCGTTGACCCGGTGTCCCACCATGCGATCAATGGCATGAGCGGGGTTGTCGGAATCGTGTTGTAGATCACTACATACCGAAAGCTGGCGATCGAGCCGCCGGACGCTGTCCACGTCACATTGGCAGGAGGACTAGGAATGAGTTTGTAGAGACCGCTAGTCTGTGAACTCGATGCGATCGACACCGATTGCCCACCGGCAACATAGCCGTTACCGGCCGTGATCTCGGTGATATCGGCTTTGACCGTATTTCCTGAGACCGGCGCAACATTCGTCAGCATCAGCTTCAGGGTATCCACATTGAGATGGTGGATACCATTTGCGACGTCGGCAACGAATTTATCAAATTTGTTAAATGCGGCCATGTTTCCCCGCTATCAGTATTTCGCCGAACTGTCGGTCTGGGTCGCCGACAGGAAGGACGAGTTCACGGGATCGGAGGCGTCAATCCGCCATCTCCGGCCCTGGTTCCCCGAAAGTCCGCAGCGGGCAAGCGTGATCCTAGTAGTTTTCGACACGTCCTGCCGCCCGAGGCCGCGCAGGATCGGGTTGCCCCACGACAGACCGCCGTCGTCCGACCAGCTTATCGCCACTCGCGGCTCCATCACATTGGGCGGCGCAGTGACATCGGTGACCAGGCCCCCGCTGCTCCATGCGTGAGCAAAAACACTCCCCTGCAGTTCGATATGCGTCGCATCGATAACGGTCACTACCCATGTGCCATTGGCCTCCGTGGTGCCCCCGACGCCGCTCACCACAACGGTATCGTTGGTATTTACTTGCTGGGTCTGGTCGACCGCAAGCCGCACGACGCCGCCGGTTCCGGCCGCCGTGCCGGTCACATGCATTGTAATGGCCCGCACGACCTGTCCGGAGCCCACGGAGAAGTTAAAATCGGCGCGGGCTACCCGGATGCGGTTTGGGAAATCCGCCACCGGCGCGCTTTCCATGCGTGCCAGCATGGGGGCGCCCAGCTCGGTGCGGTTAGCGTCGTCGATGTAGCAAAGCGTGCCCGATTGCACATCGCCGAGGAGCCACTTGCCGAACGCCGGGTGCCCACCAGTGCCGCGCCAGCGCCCTTGGGTTCCAAATGGCGATAGCGACCACCGTTCATTCCAGGATTGGGTGCCTAGATTGAATTCCCACGTCCATGCCGGGGACGACAGCACCCAGAATTTCTTGCCGGCGAACATGTAGACTGAGGCCTCCAGCACGTTCCCGGCCCTGTGCTGGGCCTCGATCAGACGGTCGAGATCTGGCGGCGAGATTTTTTGCGGCTGCAGGCTGCCATAAGGCAACTGCCACACGCCGAAGTCCTGCGCCACCCATGACAGATCATCGAACCCGGTTTCCCAGCCGGCGATCGCATTGGCTTGCAACAATCCGAACGGCAGCACGACCTGGCGGGCATACGGAAATGCCGGCGCGGGATTGGCCACATCCTGCCATACTTCGCAGTGGCCGGTCGTGAACAGGAACAGCAGGCCGGAGAATGCAATCCCGCGCAGCAGGGTGACATCGGAGCGCGACTGCGCCGTGATGAATGTGAGCGCATTGAATGGCGCGGTGGAGCTCCCCAGCGTATTGATGGGCGAAGCAAAGCACCGCCCGTCCGCGATCGTGAAAAAGAAATATCCGTCCTGGAAGCAGATCGAATTCGGTTGCGGCAGGATGCCGCCTGCATTGAATGCTACTGGAGCGCCGCCGGTCGACAGAACGAAAGCGCCGTTGTCGATATCGACAGCGACCACGTCGGGAACAACGTTCTGATTCCGCGCGATCGAGACGTGTTTGGTGCCTGCCAGCGGGCCGAGCAGAGCGACAGTCCCACCGGCGTCGACCGTCGCCGCATTGTTTGGGTTCGTCCCAGTGGGCGGGGGCGTCCATATCTCGTAGGAAAGATTATTGACGATGAGGCCACCGCGATATCCGGATTGTGTGGTCGACGCGTGTTGCGACAGGCCGGGCTGCCGATGATAACTTGCGGGTGATGCGCCGCCCGGCCCGATTGGTTCGGCGGAGACGTTTATCAGCCTTCCGGCGCCTTCCTGGGCGGTGTTACCCGGGAAGCTCGACAGCGGCCAATTGATTGGAAAGGGACCGCGCATCAGAAATACTGCGCCCGCAATGGCTCGAATGTCGGTCGGCCGCGCATGATTTGCTTGATGGCCATAGCGGCCGATCCTGAGCCCGGCGGCACGCCGAGGCCGCGCTGGATCAGTTGCGCGAAATCATCGCCGGTCTTGCCCCAGCCGTTCGCGACCTCGCCGGCAATGATATCGGCGAGCGGCGATAGCAACGCGCCGGGAATGGCATTGGAATCGGCAATATAGCAGATGTCGAGACCGGCCAACTCACGCAGGATCGGGTCGATCGAGTTATTGATGCTGGCGACATCCTCCACATTGGGGATCTGCCCAATCGCGAGCGCGCCCAAGTTTCCAAGCACCGCATATACAAGATCGGTCTGGGTGCGGTATGCGCCGGGCATTTATGCCGCCTGCCCTTTAAGTTCGTGGAGTTTGGCGTCGAAGAAAGGTCGCAGGAAAGCAAGGTCGTCATCGCCGACGCCGCATTTTTCGCGCAGGGCCTGCTCCTCATTCCATCGCTCCAGGTCTGCGACATCCTCGGCGGCCGATATCCATGTCCTGGCATGATCGCGATATTCATCGGAGGTCTTTGGCGCGCGCGGGCGGCCAGGACTACGGCGCTGGATCGGCTCGCCCTCCACAATAAAGCTCTTGTTGGTGCGGGCTATATCGATCATGGACATCCATTTTTCCGTCGCCTTGGTGCGGGGTTCCTGAGTTGCAGGGTCGAACCATCTGTTCACGACAGGGACAAGGTAACCATGCGCCCGGTTATCCGGATCGAGCTCGACCGGCACATTGGCCTGAAACGTGATGTCGTTCCATATGAGGGAGGCGGGGGCGCCCGGCTCGTTCGGCGGCGAATAGGTGACTTTTGTCATGATGACTCCATCAGGAGATAGATGCGGAACGCCAGTCCAGGGTCGAGGGATAGTTGTAGACCGAGTTCAGTACGGGAACGAAAACGCCGGTAGTGCCGGCGGCGATGGTGATCGCGCCATTGGCGCTGCCGTTATTCTTCTCGCCGACGGCCGGATAGATATTGATGGTGCTGGCCGAGTCATTGATCACCATCATGATCTCGTTGGCCTCGCCGGTTCCGATGCTCGGCAGGATGAAGCTTGCGTTCGCGGCTGCCTTGGTGCAGCGAGAGTAGGTATTATTGAGCCGCATCGCTGTAGCCTGGGCGGCCGCCGGTCCGCCTGATACTTCTGACATGAAGCGATTTCCGGCAACAAATCGTATGGCGTCGTTAGTCGCAGACATTGGTGGATCTCCATAAAAGAGGCGCGGCCGGGAGGATGGCCGCGCCAGTTGGGGAGGAACTCAGCAGCCGGCGGCGGTAGCGCCGGCCGGGACCGGGGCACAGGCGCCGTCATTGGGCAGGATGTATTCGATGATTCCAACCGCAGCGCCGGCGGTTGCTACGGCGACCGTATAGACGATCGTCGCATAGATATCGAAGCCGCCGAGGGCGCCAGATTGGGCGATGCCGTTGCCAGTGACGGTGACGCCAAGACCACCGGCCGCGATTGACTGCGCGACCGCATTGCCGGCGGTCAGAATCGTCGCGGCTGCCATGATGTTGGTGGCGGCGGTTGATGTCGTCCCGAATGACACCGTTGCCGTGGTAGCGCCGGTAAAGGTTGTAAACGTCTGCGTGAATGCCCTCACCAGGAACGAATTGTAGGGCACCGCGCCGACCTTGAATGTGCAGGTCAGCGCCACCGGAACGCACGAGTTGAAGTTAATGGGGAACCGCAGATAGGTAGTCTGCTGATCGGGGAAGTTTCGCGGCGCGAAGCTACGCTGCGCCGCCGCCGGCATGGTGAGCGCGGCCACTGCGGCCAGCGCAAGAAGGCATTTCTTCAACATGGTATTGTCCTTTCATGGATTGGGGATGTGGGCGACGGCTACGGCCCCTCTCCCGTGAGGACCCCGCGCCGCCGCCCGCTGTGGTCGCACTAGCCAGGGAGACTAGGTATCGGCCACAGATGCGAAATAGCCCGTGAATGTTCCCCAGTCCTTGTACTGACCGGCGGGGTTGAGTTTCGCGATCCGCTTCATTCCATAGGCCATCATGATGCCGACGCCCCGGTAGAATTGATAATCGTCTTCCCGCAGGAATGTCGGCATCGGCATCCTGCCCCAGCACCATGCCAACGATGACTGGCCGCAAAGGAACACTGGCGCGATCTGGCCGCCGGACCCGCCTGCCGTCGTATAGGTGACCGGCAACCGGATATCCATCTCCGGGATTTCCCGGATGATGAGACCCGCATAGATGAGCAGATTGTTCGCTATATCGGCTCTTTATCCGATATTTCTGACGGTCGCCCGCCAGCTCAGACTATATCATCACCTGATTTTTCAGGGCCGGGCGCTCGTGGGCGGATTATTCTTTCGTCACCGCCTAGTCGTTACACCTTCCGCAACCCTGGGGCTTTCGCCTTACATTTGCGGCTTGGCTCGGGATTTTCTCAGAGAGAGGTTCCCCGAATTCACCCGGTTATCACTTGCAGCTCACGCCGCGAGCGGGACCGATTGATCCCCATCTTGGAACAGCGGATTTGAGTCCATGCCATCGCCCTCGCGCGGGCGGGCCTGCGTGTTGGCGGAGATAATCGTGGTGTCGTTCTGCAGGTCGCGGAAGCAATTTGATCCTGCAAACACCACGAAATACTCTCTGCCGTTCCGGAGCTTGTACGGTCGAATCCTGGGATTCGCCTTCTTCGCGAGCCTTTTCATTTTCATCAAGCTCGCGGCCGAAGCCGTCATTGCCGCAGTCACGTTGCTGGCGGCGGTTACCCAGATCGTCGAATAGTTTCCGACTGCGCCGCCGAACAACACGCGGTCCTGGTTGTCGCTCAGCCAAGTATTGCGCTGACCGGCGGTAGCTTGATCGAACAGGGCGCCGTTGACGCGCTGTCCTCCCGAGCTGCCAAGACCGGCCGGTGCGGTAGACGCGAGCGGCACTGCATAATAGGCGTCGATGATCTCGTCGCGCTGGAGTTCCTTGCCCCAGTCCTCGAGTAATGGGCGCGCCTGAGCAAACAAATCGATACTCGACTTTTGCTCTTCCGATCGCGGGATGCGGACGGCATTTCGCGCCCAATCGATCCAGGCTCGATCGCCGTAGTTATCGATATTCTCTTCATTGCCGACGAGGGTACCGGTCGCGACGGGATTGTTTTTGAGCCTCGCGATCAGCGGGATGTTAATTTGTTCACCGCCCTTTTTCAGGTCGTTGAGAACCCGAATGATGGCGGTGTATTCTTCCCCGATATAGGGTGCGAACAGATTTTGCCGGATATATTCCCGGGTAATCTGTTTAGTGAAGACGATAAGTTTGTTATTACTCTGTACCGTTGTGACGGCCATGGCCATCTCCTATGGAGGTGGCCCGTCGACTTTTAGCGGCGTCAAGTGTCAGGGCTTCATTGCATAGGCGAAAACCGAAGCATCGGAGCCATCATAGAGATCGGGATCGGATACGCGTACAGATCCGCCACCACTCGCCCCGTTGAGAGACTTCGGGAGTCGCGTTGATGTGCGAGGACGGCCACCATCGCCCCGTTGTGCTTCGCCGCGCATATCCGCGAGGATTTGCCGGCGCATCTCGGGGTCGGACATGATTTCGTTGACGATATTCTGCTTGTAGGCAGAAACACCGCCAGCTTTCCGCATGGTCTGAAGAGCCTGATGCTCAGCGTGCCACTCCATCAGCGACTCACCCGCATTGTGCGAGTCCCAGATGTGTTGCACGGTGGCCCTGGAGAGGGGATCGCCGGGGTTGAGCGAAGTCAATTCCTTGTATGCCGCAACAAACTCGTCGCCATATTGCCTATGGGCAGCTGCGAGAGCGGAATTGACTTGGCGGGATTCCCAGATGCGCAGTGTTTCTTTGCGCTCGTTTTCCGCCCAGGCTTTCGGATCATTCCAAGGGTCTGGCTCTGCAGGTTGTTCCTGTTGAGATTGCGGGCGCTGCTGCATTTGCGCATGCGCCTGGATGGCTGCGAGCTGGGCGCGAAGGGTATCGCGTTCCTGCTCGATCTGGCGACGTTGCTCGATGACCGTGCGCAGGCGCTCGCTGGATGTCCGGCCTCGCCCCTCTGGGGTCTGGTCCGGGGCCTCGGCTTCCTGGGTGTCCAGAGCATCGGTATCGTCGCCTTCTTGCTCGCCTTCCTCTTCCTCCTGGGGAATGTCATCGTCAAGAATATCCTCCATCTCCTCTAAGGAGGTGTCGGTTTCATGAGACGATGCTTCCTCAGCAGGTCCATCCAAGTCGTCATCGTGACCAAACGCAGATTGGAACTTTTCCTTCTCGGTTCCAGCCAGCGCTTCGGCGATGTCGGCCTCGGAAAATGTGTCCTCAAGTGGAACTTGCTGCGGTGCCATGGTGTGTCCTCATAGGTTCTCGTGTCGCCGAGAGGGGCGTCTCGTTGCGCTGAGATGCGAGGCGCCCAGTCAAGCCCGGCGGCGGCTAAACCTGTTTCGGCGGTGTTTTCCGGGGGCGGATTTGACCCATCCGCTGAGGTTGCCCCTATTTCGCTCGGGGCCGGCGATCACATGTGCGGTTCAATTTAATTGAACCTTTTCGAAACTATGTATAAATTCACTTTTCCCTGTGTCAGAGTATTCAAATTAGCCGAACCATTCGCTTGCATGCAAATACTCTGCGTGCCCGCCCAACCGCCGCTCCATCCCCAGCTCGTGACATCTGCATTTGTATTACTTTGTCGTGCCAAGTGGCTGCCTATATCGGTATCCAGCAAGCCAAACGCCCCCGCTGTATGGGCGTTGAACGGCTTTAGGAAGCCGGCAACGTCGATCGCTATGTCTCCAAACTTTAAGGTGAGTGACGCATCGCTAAAACCCTGAACAACATCAGCAATGACAGCGGTTATGAAAGCCTTCGGAGGAATACCAATCACCGGGGCATAAGGCGATGACGAACTTGAGACTCCCGAAAAATATGTATATGGTATTTGTATAACATTAACCCCTTCACTGATATAACCAAGATGTTGTATCGATATTCCTGTCGGGACTGTTTCTCCAGACATGGCCGCAGTCGGGAGCACTAATCTACCGGCGCTGAAATTATAGCATCCGAACTCCCCATAATCATTTATCTGAAAAACATTCCATAATGATTGCGTTGGGTCAGTAACAAAGGCACCAAAATTATATGGATGATCTGATCCGTCATAGAACACCGGGATGAGTGGTCCTCCGAATTGGAAATAATTGCCAATACTGGCAATCCCGGCTGGATTGAGACCGGCGGCCAGACCGTTCCAAACATTGGCACTCTGTATACGAGCTGATTTCTGATAAGTTGCGTCCGTCGAAGTCATCGACTGCGACGCAACTATGCCTTGATTCTTGCTCACTGTATATGTGCCGGGGCCGCCGCCACCGGGGCCGTCTACTATGATCGTGCCGGACACGACACCGGGATAATTGAGCGTCTGACCTTTCGCCAACACTCCGCTCGAAATACCAGTGACGCTCATAAAAAATCCGTTGATAGAGGCGGTGAATGCCGGCGTCTGCACAATTATCGCGCTATCAAATAGATTGTTGATCAAAGTCAAACTACCGGCCCACTTGATCACATAAAAATCGGCCGGCAAGCCCGACTGGAATTGACAGTTGGTCAATGTCGCATTCTGCGGAGTGGCACCGCCGGACCCCACCAGCATCCTTTGACCACCGCCTTCAGTCTCCATATTATCCAGAGTGAGATTCCCGTTATTCGCCATGATGTCTGCGAGAGCGGTACCCAAAAAAGTAGGATACGTAATCTTGATGTTGCCTGAGCAACTCTCTCCCGCGATTCCATATCTCAAGAATAAAAACGAACAATTGTCTATGGTGTAATTCTTAATATTTCCACCGCCAATCATCCGGATGCCGGAATAGCCAATGCCAATGCCGTTACTCACAACGGGGCTGATAAAGTTGCAATTATGGAACGTGAACTCTGCTGCTTGAACACTCGGATTGAGCGGAGTCCCGCACAGTATTGCAGTGGTGGGTGTGCATGTAGACAGCACATCGCCAACGGTGCTTGTTGGCAGCCCGGCAAAAGTTGTTGCATAGGTGCCAACGCCACCGGGTGTTGAGCCGCTCAAATATGATCCGATGATTGAACCCTCAGCAATTCCATGGCCAAAAAGAGCATCCGCAAAATTGATCGTTCCGGAAATCATTGCCTCGACCACGAGGTTGCTCCCGGACATGTGTCCTTGAAACGTCGACTTGCTGGAAACCTGTGGAGTCAATGTCGATTTTTCTACGAACAGGCTATTGCAAGCAAATCCGCCGCCAACCACCTCGGCTCCGTGCGGATTCCTGCAATCGGCGACAAAATGAGTGCCATCTGTAACCGACTTTATGTATATGATTTCGAAGTTCGGCGTCCCCTGGCCGATCCCCAACGATGTGCCAGCGAACAGGCCGGCAGTGGACGTGACCTGGAACGTCTGCCCTGCTGCGGCTGCGACACCGACACCCAAAGTATCACGATAGGTGTTGTCGGCAGTGAAATGAACACAGTTCAGCAGTGCGCTGGCAACCGCACTCCCGTCATAGTTCACGCCGACCGAGTGAAAGTTGTTGGCAGCATACACAATAAACATGGATGGGTAATTGCCAGGATAACTGGCGGTCCCGTGCCATTGCAGGGTTGTGCTATTTGCTGCGCTTTGGTTTCCAGCGCTCTGCCCGAGCAAATCAAGACCGGTGCCGTTGTTGCCCGCCACTATGACAGCAGAACTCACCTTCATGACGCCGGCTGGCAAAATCAGCGCCCCAGAAAGATTGCCGCCGCCCACAATATAAGTCGGGTCCTGAAACGGCAGCAACGCCTTCATCAGGTTGGCGCCATCTTCCGTCGCGCCGTCAGCTACCACGCCAGCGACCTTGGCATTCCAGCCGCTTGGCTCAGGAATATACTGCCAGGCGTGACCATCGGCATCCGTGACCGCATAGCTCGGAAATGGCGCAGCCCCTCCGACCCTGTAATAGAACGCGCCACCACCATCGCCGGCCCTCGCGTAGCCACCCGTCTGCACGATGTTTGCAGATGTTGGCACGTGCGCAGAGGCCAGTGAATTGGCGCCGTGTGCCGTATCATAGACGATTGCGGTGCCGGCGCCGGCGCCCCCACCACTGCCTAGCGCCGAGAGCGGAACATTGATGAACGTCTTCGCGACGCTGTCCCAGACCAGCGTGTAGTCCGTTGCCAGCGCCGATGGGGGTGGCGTGGTCGGCACAAACCGGCTGACATCATAGCCGACCGTCCAAACACCGGACTGCTTGGCGATCGAGATCGGACCCGATCCGGCGACCTGCGCCGGGAACGGAAATGCCGCGTTGACGCGGATATTGGCTGGAATGTTCATCAGTCGTTAACCCATCCGGTGCCGTTGACGCAGAGGACGCGTCCGGTGATAGTGCCGCCGCTGGTGTATGCGCTGCGATAGGTTGGCGCCGTGGTGTCTGATACCGTCGCAGTGGCGCCGTTAGTTCCGAAATTGCATGTCGGCAAGGGCGTGCCAGCCGCGCTATAGAGCGTCAAGGGCTGCTGCAACGGCGCAGTGGACGGACTGCATGGGACCGCCACGCCGGTGACGATGCACATCGTGACATAGCCCGGGACAGTCGCGCCCCCCGGGGTCCCGAACGAATTCTGCGCCAGCGCCCCCCGGTCGGGGCCGAGGGCAAGCGGAGCGGTAGCAACCAGCAGCGAGAGCAGTCTGATCAAGGCGCGCATGCAGGGGGCTCGCAAGTTTAAGGGGTGTTCAAAAACTTAATTCAATAATCATTGGATAATCAGATACACTAACTGTCACGCTAGTTCCACTGGTGGACGAGATTGGAGAAGTTCCCATTGTTGGATTATACACATTAATTGCACTAGCAGAGGATGCAAGATGTACGGTGACGTTAACTGGCGTTGAGGGAACGTACACTCCTCCACTCCATATGAGTGGCTCATGCCACACGAGCAATTCATAAGTCCGGTTAGACTTTTGCAGCACTAAACTTCCGCCATAAGGCGTATCTGGCCACGAAGGGGTCAGGGTGTAATTCAAAATCGTCGGAGCGAACGTCTTTGCTGTTCCGCCTGAATCTTTGATGATCGTGGTCAGGTTATGGATTGCTGTCGCGACTGTTTTGGGGGTTGTTCCAGAGCTAAATAATCCTAATCCGTCACCCTCTTCGATCATTTCGTAAATGTAGCATTTTCTTGCACGAAAAAACGCACAATCAGCTATCTGATCAAGAGTGTAGGCCACCTGCACATAGTCGTTTGTGCTCGTGCTGCTCGTGCCAATCTCGGTGTAGATATAGGGGAAATACAGCGCCTGAGGGGCAGGCATCGTTGCGGGAATAAACCAAGTATTGGCACCGGCATAATTAAGCGTCAATTTTGGATCGACAAATACTCCGGGGTAAAAACCGTTAGTGGGATATGGATGACTGGTCCAAAGATCAGCTATATTCGGCGTCACCGAAATATCCGGCGTAGGCGGAATGTAGTCGGCACCTATAGTAAATTCCGCAATGCGGACATTGCTCAAGTTGCTATTTGCCCTAACCGCAGAAAAAAGATCGGCCTGAAAGGCCTGCGCCGCTGCGTAGGAACCTCCACAAGGAGGCGTCGTACCGCTACCACCGCCCACACCATTGTAGACAAAACCAAACCCACATACTTCATTTGCCCCCTCAATGGAATAAATACTGCCCGGCGACGCTATCTGAAGATTAGCAGCATTCGTTACAGTGTTATTAAGAAAAGTGGTATCTTGTGGGCTGCCGCCGAAAAAAAGATCAAATCTGATGCCGGCATTTCCAGCGGCAATAAAAGGTGTAATATCAGCTCCAGCGCCCATAATTTCTCTAGTATTATTAATTCCAAGATAAGCCATGTTGGTAATAACCGTGGACGGACTTTGCGCTCCACCAAAGAGCCTCGTAACAGTTCCAATTGTATCAACAAAATCAGCCGAACGCATAGAAGACAGCGTCGTTAAAGACGAGCATGGCACAGCGACGCGTGATTCGACGCACATGCTCACAATCCCGGGGACGGTCTGGCCGCCGGCGGTGACAAATTCCCCATCCGGACCGGCCGCGATCGCGCCGCACGGATAGGCTTTTCCGGCGGTAAGGCACATGCTGACAATCCCCGGCACGGTCTGCCTGCCAGCGGTAGGGAATGAATTCTGCGCCGCCGCCGGCGCCGCCAGAAGAGTAAGGGCCGCCACTATGACAAATCTCATGCCTCGGTCCTCGCCTTTGGTCGCGCCGCCGCTTCTTTGCGCTTGGCGGCATGCTGGGCCATGGTGGTAATGTGTTGCTCCTGCAGCTCGCGCATCCGGAAGGCATGCTCTTGCCGCGTCTGCTCCATTTCGAGCATCAGCTTCTGCCGCTCGGTCTCGGCGCGCATCGCCTCAATCCGCATGTCGGCTGCATGCTGCTCACGGGCACGTTGGGCGTCCTGCTGGCGGGCCAGCGCGTCCTGCTGCGCATTGGCGATCTCGGCCTGCGCCTGCGTATGCTTCGCCTGTAGATCGAGCGCGGCCTTCTGCTGATCGGACTGGCTCTTCATCTGCTGCGACTGGATATCGGCCTGGGTCTTCGCTTGCTGCGACTGGGCCTTGAGCTGCTCGGCCTGCATCTTCGGGTCGGGCTGCTGCGCCTGCTGCGCCAGCTTTTGCTGCAGCGAGGCTTTCAGCGACGCCGGCATCGGCATGAATTCGAGCTTGATGCTCCAAGGAATGGTCGGGTCGTCCTTAATCAGCTCGTAGGCGTCCTGCATCAGGTTGGCGGTGTCTGGCCCCTCGTCCATGACGATATCGACATCGATCGATCCCACCATGTTTTCGATCGTCGGCTGGCCCCATTGATTGAGGGCGAGCGCATTGATCTGCAGGAACTGCGCCAATTCGTTATCGCCGGCGTTGACGCGGATGTATCGTTCGGATGTCCAGTTATGCTGGATAGCGGACCACACCGCACGATAAACCCGCATCTTCCATGACTTGTAATTGCGCAGGAATGTGCCTAGGTCCGCACTGGCCGCTTTTTGAAGCCGGTCGATAGCCACGCCGGAATGCTCGCCTTGCTCTGCCGCGGTGACGCGGTCCGGCATGATGTTGGCAAAGCCGACGATCTTCTGCCGCGCATCCTGCATCAGCGCCAGGTGGGCCTGTAGATCCTCCTGCCTATCCTTTTCGGCCGGCGGCTCGAAGCCCTTATTAAACTCGATGACGCCATCCGGACGAGCCGCCTCGCGGCGTGCCGTCTCGACATCGTCGACAGCCCCTTTTTCCACCGTAAGGCGCGTTGTATTACTGATATGAAGTGCTTTGCTCCGACGCTGATTGACCTCATCCTGTGGTCCCTTGAGATTTCGTACAAATCCGTATCGATCACCATCGTGATCAACGGCGGCAGAAAACATGATAAAACGATCCGTTGACCTCTTACGGTGATCGAAGAAAGGCGACACCCCTTGGTCCAGGAGTATGTTTGAAATGTAAAAAGCCCAGTACCACCGCCCGCGGTTTTTATACCAATGCTCAACTAACCTCACCCTATGTTCATTCGCATAAACCCACTTAAACTCGCGATCTGCGTGTGTAGTAAGGTCAAAGCCCGTTTCCACCATCAGCGACTTGATTTCTTCTTCCTTGTCAGGGAATAACTCAATCGCCGCATCTTCGTGCAGCCATTTGCTGATGCCCTTGTATCGCGCATCGCTGAAATCCGGCTTGAAACTCGTCGGATCATAAAAAAAGTCGTCCCCGAAAATGAAATCCGCGCTGATGTCCGGGTCGCCGTGGTCGCCCTCGATCAGCTTCAGTTCAATTCCCGCGATGCCCTCGGTGGCTGCCTGGCCGGCGCAATAGCCATCGAGGAATGTCCATTCGCAACCATCGAGCACGGCTCGGATGCATTGGGTGGCGATCTCGGCGCCATTCGCATTGTTCGGATTGCGCGGATATGCCTTGGGATCGGCGCGGAACCGCTGGGATATCCATACGAGATTATCGATCTTAGGGCTGATCTCATTGAACGTGATGATGGGTTGTCGGCGCTGCCGTAGGGTTTTGATCTCGTCCGGCGTCCATTGGCTGCCGTGGTAGTAATGCCGGCTGAGCTTCTGTTCTTCGTATTCCTGCACCTTGACGGTGAGATAAGCGAGGTATTTGTCGCGCAGGCGCTCGACCGGCAGGAAGCCTTCCTCGTCGCCGTCCCATGGCTCGCTACTGGGGCTAGCCAGTGTCGCTTCGGCAGTTGGCATGCCTGACGGCCGCGGGCGGCGCATTGGCATTCGCAGCAGTTCGGCCATTATACGATGACCTTCATTCCCTTATGATCGTAGAAGTCTCGCGCCACCGGACCAACCGGCATAAAGCGGCGGGCAGTTGAGGCAGCGCCCCTGCTCCGCACTCTGGCGCGCTGTTTGCTCGACGCGAGATTAGAAGGCCATTATACGATGACCTTCATTCCCTTATGGTCGTACAGATTGCAGCACCAATGCGCCCCGACCTCTCGCTTGTTCAGCTTGGGATTGGGATTACGGCAAAGGCCGCGGTCGAAGTATTCGCAGGTGCCGCAACGGAACGCGATGCCATCGGCATTCTTTGCGAGGCCCACATCACTGGTGTCGGATCGCGCCCCGGTGATCATTTTATCAGCCGTCGCGTTTGGTAAAATGGTGCTGGATGGCATTATTCAAATCGCTGGGAGCGCATTCAATCCCCAGCGCCCATGACAATGACATCCGCGCACCATCATAGAAATCCAGGTTGGCGTGGTCTGGTTCTTCGCGCAGGATTTCCTCAAGCCGCGCCAGCTCTGTTTTCAATTCATCGATCGTGGCCACATTGCCCACATTTCGTTTAAGGCGTTACCTCAATCCGGATATCGGCACGTGGATCCCGGCCATGCCGAGCAATTGAATGACGACATAGATCACGATCACGGCGACCAGCAGGATGATCAGCACCCGGAGAATGGTGCGGAACGGCTCCGCCATGGGAATGAGCGGTAGCAGCATCTGGATGCAATACCAGACCACGCCCAGGAAGATGACGAGGAGGATCAGTCCGATCACTGTGCCGATCATCGATCACCTAATGAGTGTTCACCCTAAGGGTGAATGGGTGATTGTTGTTTCTGGAAGGGCAAAGAGTTCAGCCACTCACTCTGCCGTCGTTGCCGCCATGTTTCGAGGATCGGGCGCAGCGCCTTGGCGTCGGTATGGCCCTCAGCGATCATGTTGCGGACGATCACGAAGCCATAGGCATGCACCAGCGCGCGCATGGCCGGCTTCATGCGGTCGACCTCGGACATGATCTTCTCGGAATCGGTCATTCCCTTTATGGCTGGGCGCGCTCTGGCTTCAATCTCGCCCGCGTATTCCGGGGCGGGCGCTTTACATCATTGTATGACCGCCTGCATTGACTGCTGCAATATTTCATACGCGCATTCCAGCCGCGGAACGAACGGCGACAGTACAGGCATACGCGAACAGCGGTCAGCGCCATGGGCGCTGCCTCCCTTCATGGATCGATCATATGCTAATTCGGCAGCGTGGCCGGGGCGTCCGGCTCGGGATCGAGCTGGCGTTCCCTCAGCACGGCCTCGGCCTCTTTCTCGTAGGCGATGCAGTCTGCCGTGATCTGGTCGGCCGCCACCTCAAATCGCGACTGGCCGG